AAAAGGGCGTAAATCTTATGAAAGAGAGAATCCTGGCTCTGATCTTAAAGCACCTCAACCTGAAGGTGGACCTAGAAAAAGATCTTTCTGCGCCAGGATGAGTGGCAATAAAGGTCCTATGAAAGACGAAAAGGGTAGACCAACTCGTAAAGCTCTTGCCCTTAGAAAGTGGAAATGTTAATTAGGTGATTTATGAGTAATGATGTTTATTTGGGCAATCCCCTTCTCAAGAAGGCAAATACCCCAATTCAGTTCACACAAGAACAAATTGAAGAATATATTAAGTGTAAAAAAGACCCAGTCTACTTTGCCAACAACTACGTCAAAATTGTAACCTTGGATGCTGGTCTCCAACCATTCAAGACCTATGACTTTCAAAATAAATTAATCAATAATTTTCATAATAGCAGATTCAACATCTGTAAGATGCCAAGACAGACTGGTAAGTCTACTACTTGTGTATCTTATCTCTTACATTATGCTGTCTTTAATGACAGTGTTAATATTGGCATCCTAGCAAACAAAGCATCTACTGCAAGGGAGTTGCTGGCAAGATTAGCTACAGCATATGAAAACTTGCCTAAGTGGATGCAGCAAGGTGTGTTAGTATGGAACAAGGGTAACATTGAGTTAGAAAATGGATCAAAGATACTGGCTGCTTCTACGTCTGCAAGTGCTGTCAGAGGCATGTCGTTTAACATTCTCTTCCTCGACGAATTTGCTTTCGTCCCAAACCATATTGCAGATGCCTTCTTTGCATCTGTTTATCCTACTATTACTTCTGGTAAATCAACAAAAGTCATTATAGTCTCAACGCCTCATGGCATGAACCACTTTTACAGGATGTGGCATGATGCAGAGAAAGGGAAGAATGATTATATACCCACTGACGTTCACTGGTCAGAAGTACCAGGAAGAGATGATAAGTGGAAGCAACAAACAATTAAGAACACATCTGAACAACAGTTCAAGATTGAGTTTGAGTGCGAGTTCTTAGGTTCTATTGATACACTGATTGCTCCTAGCAAACTAAAAACTCTTATCTATGATAATCCTATGACCAGAAATGCTGGTCTGGACATCTATGAGCAACCATTACAAGAGCATGATTATGTAATGACTGTTGACGTTGCAAGAGGTGTGGGAGAAGATTACTCTGCATTTGTTGTGGCAGACATTACTGAGTTCCCACATAAGATTGTGGCAAAGTATAGAAATAATGTTATTAAACCAATGCTATTTCCAAATGTAATTTATGAAGTAGCAAAGAGTTATAATAGTGCATTTATTTTATGTGAGGTAAATGATATAGGTGACCAGGTTGCAAGTATAATTCAATATGATTTAGAGTATCAGAACTTATTAATGTGTTCTATGAGAGGTAGGGCAGGTCAAATTGTTGGACAGGGTTTCTCTGGCAATAAAACACAACTTGGTGTTAAGATGAGTAAGACTGTCAAGAAGGTAGGGTCACTCAACCTCAAGACAATGATTGAAGAAGATAAACTTATCTTCAATGACTATGAGATTATTTCAGAACTGACCACATTTATATCTAAACACAATTCATTTGAGGCAGAAGAGGGTTGTAATGATGACCTTGCTATGTGTTTAGTCATCTATGCTTGGTTAGTAGCACAAGATTACTTTAAGGAACTAACTGACCAGGATATTAGAAAGAGATTATATGAAGATCAGAAGAATCAAATTGAACAAGATATGGCACCATTTGGTTTTATGAATGATGGTTTAGATGAAACCACTTTTGTAGATAATGAAGGAGATAGATGGTCTACTGCTGATGAGTATGGTACAACTGGTGGTGGTATGGACTATATGTGGAACTGGAGATAATGGATTTAGATAAGCAAATCAAACTAGGTCATTTACTTTTAAATGATAGGAAATGTAGGGTTTGTGGTAAAACCAAAAATTTGATTGATGGATTTTATAGGACAAGAAAAGATAGAGGACCAGTAGCATCATCATTTTCTCATGAGTGTAAAGATTGTACCATTGAAAGAATTGTGAAGACAAGAAAATGTAAGAATGACTGGTCATATCCTGATTGGTAGTTATTCACTCCACTTTTCCCCAGTCAAAACACTCAAAATCCTAAATATTTTGTAGTAAAACAGAGACTTTAAGGAGAAACATATGGCTACTCCTCAATTATCTCCAGGAGTATTAGTCAGGGAAGTTGACTTAACTGTTGGTAGAGCAGAGAACGTCCTTGATAATATTGGAGCTATTGCTGGTCCTTTTCCACTTGGACCTGTTAATGAGCCGATCACCATTGAGACACAGCAACAATTCTTGGACACATTTGGAAAACCAATGTCCACAGACAGACAGTATGAGTACTGGATGTCAGCAAATTCATTCCTCTCTTATGGTGGTATCCTTAAGGTTGTTAGGGTTGAAGGATCAAATTTAAACAATGGTAATGCTGGTGTTAATCAAGCATCAAATAGTGCTCTCAGAGTTGATAATTCTGATGACTATGAACTTAATCATAGCAGCACATCTGAGTTCTATTATTCATCCAGAAACCCTGGTTCTTGGGCAAATAATCTGAAGGTTTGTGTTATTGATGATCAAGCAGATCAAATCCTCAGTATTGGAACAACTAATCCAGGTTCTTTAGGTCTTAGTGTAGGTTTGGGTATCACTGCTCAAAGAGCAAACATCACCATTCCAGGTGATGGGGCAACCAGTACATTCAATGGAGTACTTAAAGGTATTATTACTGGTGTTAGAACTGATAGTATCAATGGTAGTAGTTCAATTGATGTTAAAATAGCAGCAAGAGTTACTCCTGATGTTCAGACATTCACTGGTATTGGAGCAACAATCACTTCTATCCAGGCAGAACCAAGTAACACAACTATTTTCCTTGATGGCACTGCTGGTGTCACAACTGGTTCTATATTAGTTACCACCAATAACAGAAAGGGAACAGTTACTGGTTTTGGTACTACATCAGTTACTCTTTCAGCAGGTATTGCAAATACAATAACAGTTGGTTCTGCAGTTACCTTTGAATCTTTAACAGTAATACCAGGCACTGAAACTCAGATTCAGTATCAAAATTATAATCCATCAAACTCCTTTGATGTTGGTGATGCACTTTACATCAAAGATTCAAATGGAGTTGCTACAGGAGTAAACCCACAGGTTTCTGCTAAAGTAGACTGGTATGATAGTCAGACATTGGGTCTTGAAAATTCAACAGTATTCTGGAAGTCACTGGCACCAAAACCTGTCTCTAACCAGTATGTAACTTCAAGAGATGGTGGTGGAGATGGTATCCACATTGTAGTTGTAGATGATGCTGGAGAAGTAACTGGTATTCAAGGTGCAATCCTTGAAAGATTTACCAGTCTATCTAAAGCAAACGATGCTACTGCTGATGGAGATAATCCAACTAGAACATATTACAAAGACTTTATTGCACTGAATTCCAAGTTCATCTTTGCAGGTTATAGTCCTGCAAATGCATATGATACTTATTGGAAAACAATGCCTGTGGCAACTGGTTTCTCAACTGGATTTACATCCAATACAATTGGTGAGGGTCTATGGGGTCTAGATGCACAAGGTGTTCAGTTTAGTGCAGTTGGCAACAACACATATACACTCACAGGTGGTGTTGACTATTCAGTATCAGGTGGTATGGAAGCAGGATTGAGTGATCTCACTACTGCTTACTACAAGTTTGAAAACAAGGATGAAATTGCTGTTGACTTCCTTCTGATGGGTCCTGGACTTGCACAAAAGTCACAATCTCAAGCAAAAGCAAATCTTCTGGTATCTATTGCTGAGAAGAGAAAGGATTGTATTGCAACTATTTCACCACATAGAGATGATGTTGTAAATGTCACTAATGCTGCTACACAGACAACCAATGTCCTTGGTTTCTATGCACCAATTAGTTCTTCTTCTTATGCTGTATTTGACTCAGGTTACAAATACACCTTTGATAGATTTAATAACACATTCAGATATATCCCATCTAATGGTGATATTGCTGGTTTGATGGTTAGGACAGCAATTGATGCTTACCCTTGGTTCTCACCTGCTGGTGTTCAGAGAGGTATTCTTAACAATGCTGTTAAGATGGCATTTAATCCATCTAAAGATCAGAGAGATGCACTTTATGCATCAAGAATTAACTCTGTAATCAACCAAAGAGGTTCAGGTATTGTTCTCTATGGAGACAAGACTGCTCTATCATATGCTTCTGCCTTTGACAGAATCAATGTTAGAAGACTGTTCCTTACAGTTGAGCAAGCACTTGAAGGTGCTGCAAACTCACAACTCTTTGAACTCAATGATGCTAACACAAGAGCAAACTTTGTTAACATTGTTGAACCTTACTTGAGAGATGTTCAAGCTAAGAGAGGTGTTTATGACTTCCTGGTTGTTTGTGATGAATCAAACAACACACCAGATCTCATTGACAACAATGAATTCAGGGCAGATATCTTCCTGAAGCCAACCAAATCTATCAACTTCATTACACTTACATTTGTTGCCACCAGAACTGGTGTTGATTTCCAAGAAGTTGTTGGTTCTGTTTGATTTTATTAAATAAAAAAGGAGGATTAACCAATGGCAGAAACTAAGTCACTATCACAGTTTAAATCAAGATTGGCGGGTGGCGGTGCCCGCCCCAATCTATTTGAAGTATCAGTTCCTACTTTCCCTTCAGCAATCATTGATGCTTGGGGAAGTGGTGACCAATCAGAAAATGGCACCTTTAAATTCATGTGTAAGGCAGCACAACTTCCTGCTTCAACAATTGCAGAAGTTACTGTTCCTTTTAGAGGCAGAAACCTTAAGGTTGCTGGAGACAGAACATTTGAACCTTGGACAGTCACAATCATCAATGATGAGGACTTCCAACTGAGAACAGCATTTGAAAGATGGATGAATGTATTGAGCAAGTTGGATGATGCCACTGGTGTCACCAACCCATCATCTTATATGACTGATGCTTATGTTCAGCAACTAGGAAGAGGAGATAGAAGATTCTCCACCACAAACAATGGTGGTCAGTCTTCAGTACTTAGAACTTATAAGTTCTATGACATCTTCCCAACTGAAGTTTCAGCAATTGACCTGAGCTATGACACAACAAATGACTATGAGACATTTGATGTAACGTTCCAGGTTCAGTACTTCACAGTAGGCAATTCCCTTGAATCTTCAGGGTCATCAGCAGGTGAAGCTCTGATTGAGTGATAAATAACTAGACAGACGTCTAGATTAAATCATAATGGGCAGATTATTTGGATTCTCAATTGAAGATAATGAGAAGACACCACCCAGTGTAGTATCTCCGATCCCACCCTCTAATCAGGATGGGTCGGAGCATTACGTAAGCACTGGGTTTTTTGGTAGCTATGTGGACATTGAAGGTGTCTACAAAAATGAGAATGAATTAATTAGAAGATATAGGTCAATGGCACTCTATCCAGAATGTGATAGTGCAATTGAAGATATTGTAAACGAAGCAATTGTTTCAGACACAAATGATAGTCCAGTTAAAATTGAACTATCTAACCTCAAAGCAAGTGACAACATCAAGAAGAAAGTAAGAGAAGAGTTTGCTTATATTCTAGAATTGCTAGATTTTGATAAGAAAGCACACGAGATTTTTAGAAACTGGTACATTGATGGCAGATTGTACTATAACAAAGTCATTGACCAGAAAAATCCACAGGCAGGTATTCAAGAACTGAGGTATATTGATGCCTCTAAGATGAAATATGTTCGTCAAATAAAAAAACAAGGCAAAGATAGTATACAAACTGCACAAAATCAATTGGCAGCAAGTGACAATACAGGTTATAACTTTCCAGATATTGAAGAATATTTTATCTATACACCTGGTCAGAAGAGTGGAACCAACTATGGTGCCAACAATTCTTCTGTAAAAGGCATTAAGATGACAAAAGATTCTGTCACTTATTGCACCTCTGGTTTGGTAGATAGGAATAAAGGTCTTACATTATCTTGGTTGCATAAGTCAATCAAACCTATCAATCAGTTGATGATGATTGAGGATTCGCTTGTTATCTACAGATTATCAAGAGCACCAGAACGTAGAATCTTCTATATTGATGTTGGCAATCTACCTAAGGTAAAGGCAGAACAATAT